GTACCTAGGAATTTGGTTAAGTACCCATAGTTCAACGGATAGAACGAGGGACTTCTAATCCCTAGATCTTAGTTCGATTCTAAGTGGGTATATTTTAATCCTTTTTAATTTAAATTATATGCTTTGAGTACTTTAGTAGGAACAGCTAAAGTATCATAGTCTCTATAATTTAGATTAATCTAACAATTATTCATTTTGAATAATAAAGGATATTAGGCAGGAAATTGTTAGTGACCTCCACATTTTCTGGTTTAGTTCAGTAGGTAGAATGACACGTAATTAAAAAGATCCTAGGTTGTGCGACATTGGTTCGATTCCAATAGCCAGAGTTTACAAGTTTGAGTGACTGCAAAAAAGGAGAACAAGAAATGATCCAAAAGGATGTGCAAGATTTATGTTCAGTAGTTTCTATATACACACAATGTTATAGTTTGTCGGAACTTATGGACGAGTTGAACGGAGACGTTCCAGATGAACTTTTGGATGCGTTTCATCAGCTATCGGAAAGTGTGCATCAAATGATTTCCACGATAGAAGATTACCGTGAAAACAAGCAGTGCGTCTTTATTGATGCCTGCTCTGATAAAGACGACAAATGAAGTATTCGGTTCGATTCCTATAGACGAAGTTCCCTATCTTCACCTAATCTATTAGGTTAGGTCTGGTAAGCATACGAATGAGTATACGAGTTACTCATTCTATAAGGTGTAAAAAGAAGGGAGGTGGTAACTCCAGTGACCCACTGTTTAGCGGAGTAACTCAGAGGTAGAGTAGAGGTTACTCTGCTTTAGCGGTGTAGCAGAAAGGTTCATGCGGTGGCCTTATAAGCCATGTCATTATGTGGGTTCGACCCCCACCACCGCTATTTGTTATGTCTTAGTAGGACAGATGGTTGCCGCCATTTGATAAGTTTTCTCAGCTTATCTAACTACTAAGTTTAGAGTTACGGCAATAACTCTTTAATAAAGTTAAAAGGAGAATTACTATGCAGTGTAAATTTTGTGGTAGAGTGTGTAATAGACCATGTGGATTAGCTATACATGAAAGAACATGTAGGGAAAATCCTAATAGAATACCTATAAAGAATCATGTATGCAATCTCCCTAAAGAATATGAGCGTTCTGCCAAAGAAGGTGGTTGGAAGTGTCGTGGTTGTGGTATAAACTTAAAGACTCGTAAAGAATTATATAAACATAGAAGAGGTTGTATTAAATATTCTTTGGTAAAAGGGAAGCAAAACCACATGAGAGAGAATTATAAATGTGGATTTTGCGGAAAAGAATGGGTTACAACAAAAACTGGATTTGAGTGTCATGTAATGTATTGTAATTGTAATCCAAATAAGAAGATTTTAAAAATTACTCACCATTCAGAATCAACTCGTAAAATAATATCTGAATGTAGGAAAAGAACAATTTTAGAACAAGGATGTGAACAAAACTTAAAGCGTAGATCATACACATATAATGGAAAAATTTTTAGTTCCTCTTATGAGGTAAAATATGCCTTATATTGTGAGGAACATAATATAGAATACATATTACACCCAGCACCTATTAAATATAAGTTTAATAATGAAGAACATTTGTATTTTACAGATTTTTATATACCGTCAGAGGATAAGTATGTAGATCCAAAAAATTCTTATTTAATAAATAAACCACAAAAGCATTTAGGTATCTCTGACACAGAAAAAATTGAATTAGTTTCTGAACAGAATGGTATTAAAATAGAAATTATAGATGGTAAGGATATTGTTTGTAATTCTGGTAAATTAAAGGAGATAATAAAGCAAAAGAATTAAACCTTTAGTCGCGGGTTCAACTCCCGCCTCCGCTATTGCCGTTGGGATACGACATGCCTGATTTTTGAGGGCTAAATAACCCCGTTCGTCTATTGCGTTAAATAGGCATTAAGCCGTGAAAGTTCAGTTGGTTGTAACGGGTCAAGATTCTTCGGTTAAACAATTTAGTGAAGTTATACCTAAAGATACGGAGATGTGATGCAGACTTTGGGTTCGATTCCCAAACACGGCATAGGGCGTGTAGTTTAATATGGTAAAACAACTCTCGCGAGGAATATAGAAATATATTCGGAGAAATAGGTTCGAGTCCTGTCACGTCCATTAAGTCATACAAGTTTAGTAGGGTAAACGCCCGCAGTAAGGATTGATCACCTCTGTTGGGAGATTCAGGTTCGAGTCCTGAGTATGACATTTCCCTATGTCTGGTAGGGAAACGTTGCGTGGAAGGGGAGCATCGTGAACACTCCCTTCAAGCAATCGAATTATTTATAGTACTGAGATCTCCTATAAGTAATTGCTGATTGTAATAAGTAACTAAGACCAGACAACTTAGTTACTTTTGCCAGTGTGGTGGAATTGGTAGTCACAGCGGACTTTTGGTTATTTGAGCCATACAATAGGAAACTTTGTATGGGATGTGGGCTAATTCGGTGAAAGTCTTAGCAAGTAAAGTTGAAGATAACGCCGAGCTAAATCAGAATTTAATATTCTGTAAACGTGTAGAGAACATACACCCACAACCTAAACACTTAATAGTGCATGGTTAAGACATGTTCCAGACTACAACCCTTATAATAAGGGGCTATGGAAACTTAGAGTAGTAAGAAAATCCGCTTCTCTTTAATGAGAGTATGAGTTCGAGTCTCATCACTGGTATTGGAGAGAACAAACAGAATTAAACTCTGCTTGTTACAAACAGAGTATGATCGGCTTGCCGACCCCAGCTCTGTCTCTCCATTTCGTGTGCTGATAAAGTTTGGTGTTTTAGCTAAGTACTTAGTGTCAATGTGATTTGCAATTAACATTGATAGCAGGTTCGATTCCTGCCAGCACGATAATGGCGAAACTGCATGTGCGGGTGATTTGCTTTTGAGCATAAAACACATGTGCGGCTTTGCCATTTGCTTTTGAACAATTTTGTCTTTTGAGACGAAAAGAAAAGCCTAGCGCTCGTGCTAGGCTTTTTGTTATTTCTTGAGTGCCGCTTCGAGTTGCGGATTATCATATTTAATCCATCCAATAAGTTCAAGTTCGCTCGTAAGCAGGCCACCTTTTATTGTATCTGTGATGGATTGTACATAATATCCGACGGATGATTTGTGTGAATCAGTCCAGCTAGATAGTGATGCAGGAACACCAATGTTTGATTTGAAATGATTTCCGTCACTTGTGCTTGAATTTTCCCAATTACCAGCAAGTGAAACGTTGCTATTGTATTTGAGTTTAACCCTGTCAAGTTCATCCTGATATTCTTTAGACGCAACAATAGCCTGCCATTTTTGTTTTTCAGTTGCTGAAATATCTGAGATTTGGTCTGGATTTGTGTTTGTGCCTTTAGCTTTTGCAGCGCGTTCTGAATTTGGTGTGCTTTTATCACCGTGTTTGTTCCACCAAGCATTGTAGGCTTCGACGTTTACGTTGACTTTCTCGTTTGGGGTATTCACGTCCCAGATTTGAAGATCGGTTTCGGATTTGTTGATGTTTGATTCGGTTTTAGATTGCTTTGCGCCACCAGGTATCAGATATTCAAATTTAACAATCTGGCACAACCCTATATATGGCCAATTTATCAACGTTGCCGACCCCTGATAGTTTGTGATATGTAACTTTCTCGTTATCATTTGAGCTTCTTGTTTTGCATCATCCTCAGTATGTGCATAAAGTGGAATTTTACGTTTTATTACTTTCGCGTTCTGGTCTTGTTTATCTTTATCTTTTGGAACTTTAGGAAATTCAAGTGTATGCTCTTTTTTGTTCTCGTCATACCATATAAATGTGAAGTAAAACTGTGAAATAAAAGATCGAGAATCAAAGTTGATAGACATTGATTGCACAATGCTATTTTTGAATCCGTATTTGAGAACGAGCGCTCCATTGTCTTCGGACATGTATTCCTGCATGTTTAATGATTCAATGGTTTCCTTGTTTCCCATATCTTCTGCTGTGTCTTGCTGCGCTTTGTAGTTCCCGAATGCTTCGGCTTTTCCATCTTCAAGTAGATGGATTGCATCTTTTCTTGTCATAGGAACAGGCATAAAGAAAACAGAACCATCTAATTGATAAACAAGTTGATAAGGTGATGCCGCAAATTCTTCATTTTTGCATTTTGCGATAGAACAAAGTTTTCTATTTATAAAATCAACAACATTTGAATAGTCTTTTGTTGGGAATTTTTGTGTTTTTGTTAGTTCTTCTGTTGTAACAACTATTCCTTGCCAGTGTTCTTTTTCCAATAAATTTTTAACAAGACCTGACACAGTATTGAATTTGTTTTTGTTGTCGTTGTCTTTTCCTAAAATATATACAGTTTCTTTAACGTCGTTTCCATCTTTATCCCTTGCTTCTGGGAAATCATCAAACCATTGTGGTGGGACTGGACTCATCTTTAAAGACCATTCGACGCCAGCGTTTGTTATGTTTTCTGTTGCTTCATTTATAAAGCAGTGCATTTTGAATGGTGGTGGTTGTTTTCCGCCGCCGCCTTTTGAAATACCATAAGTTACGAGGCAGTGAACTTTCTGATTTTTTACAGATTCCATTATGAGATTTTCAAATTGAACAAAAGTAGGATCAAATATAGTCAGATTGCATTCAGTAGCACCACCAGACGCTTGCCAGAATCCCTTATGACTGTTTACCTGTTTAGGTACTTGTCGCTTGCATGTGAATGATTTTATATAGCTGTTGAATCCACTGTCATGCAAAGCATGATGCTTTATACCTTGTTCACTATATTCTTTATCATTTAAAGGAATATTTGTTATTTGGACTTCACCAATACTGACATTTATATATGCGAAATTGGTTACATTTGTATTACCGCCCGTGCCTACTTTTCCATCTTCTAATGGATTCTTTTTTGGTTCTTCTGCCATTGCTTTTCTCTGAAAAAAAGAAGCCAACTATTTAGCTGGCTTCTGTATCTTTGCTAATAAGATTTTTTTGATTTCTGATCATAATTAGAAAAAAATTCATTTTCACGATTTCGATTTTTCTTTTGTTTTTTTTGTTTGGCATCAGATCTTGTAGATTCCCTGATATCATCTAAATCATAATTATCCAGATAGCAATCGTGACCTTTGATTTTGAATTTTGACATAAAAATAAGATCCTTTAAATTTATCGCCGTCGTCGAGGCGGTTTAGGTTTGTGGTTCGCGCTGCTTTGCTTGCTGCGTTCTTTTAACGCAGCTTCTCGTGCATCTGCCTCATCTTTTTTGCGCTTACCAAGTTTATCATAAAAGGCATCTAACTCAAATGGGAATAATTCGTCTGTGTCAGCCAGAGACGTGTGTGCATAATAAGCCAACTCAAATTGTTTCTGCTGGATTGCGTCCAAGTACGCCCTTCGATACTCTAATCCCTGCGGGGAGTTCATGTGGCTTCCGAAAAAATTGTTCTGTTGGCGTTAAAATAGAAGTGTGTTCAGTTCTGCAATGAGGGCATTTCACAATTTGTTTATTGTCAATTCCAAACTCAATGCTTTGGTCAATTAATTGTAGATAGCCATAGTCATCTGGTGAGCATCCCAACACAAATTCTATTTTAGATTCAAGTGATGGGATGATATTATCAATGCGTTTAATCATGCAAGCAAAGTAATAGAATAATAATTCTGAATTTTCATCTATTTCAGCAAATCTTTTTTTACGCTTTTCAACGAGATCTTGTGCATCTCTTAATTCATTTGGAAGCACGACACCGACGGCGACACGTTTTCCTGAGTCTGGTAGAATAATTGGTATTGGGTATTCATCCAAATCTAAGTAAGTGCATTCGATATTGTTTAAATCCCATGTGACATCAAATTGTTTGTGACAAGAACTACATTCTCGTTTTGTTACATATTGAGAACCGAGTGTGATTGCTCTGATTCGTGTAAACAAAGCAGTGCGGTCTTCGACATGCAAATCTTTGCAGTCCATGTTAAATTCACCGACAATGCAATTCTTTATTAATGTGTTAATGGCAGATGCAGAATTACTACCGAACAGACCTTTCATGTCTTTTGTTTTAAATGGACAAACAACCAATGATTCTGGTACATGATATTCTGGTGGATATATGATACCTCTGGATGGCAGGAATACTTCTTCATTTAACACTGTTTTGTTTTCTGGCATTGCAATTACCTCAAGATTATATTGTTTGTTGAAAAATCTATCTAACTATTAGATAGTATTTTATTCATTTTATATGCTTGAAAATAAACAAGTCAAGGAAAATATCATGGCAAAAAGTAATGAAGAATCTTTTAATAGTTTTGTAGCAGATCATCTTAGTTCTATTGATGATGACAAGCTTGCTAGAATAGCTGATGCGGTTGCTAGGTTTACAAGCAATTATAATAATTATGTAAAAACACAGCAGCAGGCAGAAAAAAAGAATGAAGTAGTAAAAGAAATAAAAGCAAGCGAAAAGAATAGAAAAGCTGATGCTGTAAAAAATGAAAATTATTTGAAGCGAATGGCTGAAAATTCAAATGTTCAGTCAAAGACGCTAACGAAAATATTAGAAGAATCTTTGGATTCAAAGTCCGCTCAAGAAACTTTACAAAAAATCCAAGAAAGTGCTTTGTCTTCAAACAAGGCAATGAATCAGGATATTATAAAAGGTCTTAGTGAACTTGCTGCGTCGTCTGCCGAAAATGCAAAGACATCTGACAAGTTATATAGCTTGACAGAGGATATGCAAAAAGAAAATGCTCAAGCCAGACTTCAAAGCCTGTTGAAAGATACAAAGAGATTTAGGCTTGAAAGTAATTATTGGAAAAGTCTAACTGGCAATATCAAAAAATTATCATCTGAATTTCATGATTTCAAAAATAATCCAAGTGCTTGGATGGCAGAAGCTATGGGCGACATGCTAGGAAAAGCATTGGATAAGTCTATTGATGGAGTAAAAGAGACATTAAGTGCTGGTCTTAAATCAATAACGGATGGACTTGGTGGTTTAAAAAATAGCATTTTTGATATGATGGCAGACCAGAAAAAGCGTGCGGAAGGTCTGGCTCAAGAATTTAATAGAAGCTATTTGGAAGCGTCTGGTGCTTTGGGAAAATCAAATTTAGCTGTTTCAAGATTAGCACAAACTGGTGAACTTGATATATCGAGAACATCTAAAAATGTTGATACTATTACGTCAAAATTATTAAGGCGTTTTGGTGATGACTTAGCAGGGATGGATCAAGACTTATATGAAAAGCATTTTAAAGCATATGCGCAGCTAATAAATGCTGGAGCTGCTGATAAGATTGATGAAATAGAAGAAATTGCTGGCGGTAATGAAAAGCTGATGGAGGAGATGATAAAAACAGAAACTCAGCTTGCGGGCATAAGAAGCAGACAAGATCTAAGAATACAAAAAGGAATGGATGCTGCGATAATGACAGCAGAAGAAGCTCATAAACTTGGGATGACTTATGAGCAATCCATTAGGGCTAATGAAAAGAATCAGATTTTTGTTGCTAAAGTATTGTCTTCAAATAAGGAATTGGGTGTTGAGGAAATAAAAGCATTTACAGCATTACAAAAAACATTGATGTCGCAGGATTTTGTGACGAATATTTTGGATGATAAAAATGTAAATCTTAGTCAGCTTATTGGTCTTGATGCGAATCAGGTTAAAAAGATTTTGTCCAGTGGTTCTGACAAAGACCGTTTGGACTTTATGAATAGAGTTGTTCAGAGCGGTGCGTATAACGAAATTCCAGCGTTAAAGCGTATGATGGAAGATTTGGGATTTGATGCACAATCTTTGAATGTATTGTCGAAACAAGGCGGATTAAAAATAGATGATGATTCTATAAAGAAGATAACAGATGCACAAAATAAAGATTTTTCAGAAATAAATGATGTCTTGCTTAGTTCTGGATCTAAAATAAATGAAGAAATTAGAGCAAGGATTTCAATGCTGAGTGCCGAAGGTATAAAAGATGAAAATGGAAAGTGGACGGATTTTGGAATTCAGCAAAAAGAGGCATTAAAAGAATTTAATACAATGGAAAAATTGATAAGAGAAGATGTAATAAGAGGTAATGATGAAGCAAAAAGAGAACAGTTGAAACGTGCTAAAGAATTATATAATTTAATAAAAGATTATTCTACTGGAAATAAAGAGGCAATTGAAAAGTTTAGTAATTTATCTGATAAGGATAGATTGTTAGCAGAACAAATATTAGTAGCATCAGACAAGTCAGAAAAATTAGTAAAAGATCAGATACAAGTTTCTCAAACTTTATCAGAAGCACAAGATTTAGGATTAGACAAAGCATTGTCAGGTGGCGGACTTTCAGGTTTGTTTAGTGGATTGTTAGATGTTGGATTGAAGTCGGCATATTCTCCTGAGTATCAAAAGAAGTTAGAATCTTTCATGGGTAATATAAAAAAATCAATAGAACCTGCGGTTAATATATTTAAAGAACTTTTGATAGATCCAATAATAGATTCATTAAAAAATAATATAGGAATGTTGTTAGGAGAAATTCTAGTAGGTGTCAAAGGTATTTGGCGAAAAATGACAAAATCAGAATATTCTGATGAAGAAAAACAACTTGATAGAACTAGGTTTTTAAGAACAACAGATGTCATTAAAGATATGGAAGATATAAATAAGGGTGAACATTCTGTTGGTAATTATTCAGAAGACTATAGAGAAGCACTCTTAAAAGCAGATTCATTAACAATGAGTGATGTCGATAAATATAATTTATCATCAGAAGAAAATGCTGGATTAAAAAATTATGTAGCACAGAACTCAAAAGCAATGAACACTGGCGGAAGATTGTTGGGAACGACGGAAATTGATGATATTGATTTATCAACATCTTTACAACAGAAACAAGTTGGTGCTGCGTTATCAAACGTAAAAATAAATTTTAAAGAAGGCAAAGGTAATTTTAATGAACAAGCTAGATCTTTAGAAGAATATTTACAAAATTCAACAAGTATTTTTGGCACTGATGCGTATAAAATACTTCGCTTTTTAGCGACTGATCCCAGTATAGATTATAAAACACTTGAGGATACATATGAAACATTAGAATCAAAATTTAAAGGTCAATATTATCCTATTATGCAAATGCTTGGTATAAAGAAATTAACAGATCTTAAAGCATTGCGTGCTTATATTTCATATTTACTTTTGAAATCAAATACAGATCTTTTTTATGATATAACAAAAGGATATTATGGTGTTAGTATTGTTCCTCATAATAAAAAAGCTGATTTTCATTATCAATTTAAGGAAAGAGGAAAAGATGATATTGAGTATTATGCAAATGGTGGTATCGTTGCGGCGACAGCGGGTGGTAAGCAAGTTACGGTAGGCGAGGCAGGTCACGATGAAATTATTTTGCCGACAGACCCAGCAAAGCAGGCACGCGCACAGTACTTGTTGCAACAAGCACAAGAAAAATATGGTCTGTATGCAAACAACCCAGACGAAGCTTCTGCAAAGTTAAAAGAGCAAATGTCTGAGTTGCTATTTGATTTGCGTATTCTAATGATTCAACTTGATCCAATGCGTGACATAACAGCCATGCGAAGTGTCATGTCTGCGTTCGGTCTGTTAAAGAATGCAAGTGTCATTGCGAATCCTGATGCTGCCAGTGATGCGAATCAGCCAGAAGAATTAATTGGTGAGGGCTTACCGAAATTAGGCGAACCAATAAAAGACGCAGCAAATCTTGGATCTATTCGTGCAGCAATTATAAATGAGGCAAAGAAATATACGGGTACACCGTATGCTTTAGCGCCAGCAGGTCTGGTTTGCAATCAGTTGGTTAATGCGGCTTATGCGGGGGTTCTTGGTAAAAAGAACTATGCGGAGATGTTAAGAACTCTGGGTTATGCACATGATGAAATGCACACAATTTCTGGGTTTATTCCAGAGATAAGAAAAGGGTCTTCGGATAAGGTGCTGTTGGCAAGTTCAGTTGAGTATTCGTCGCTGTCAAGCCTAGCGAAGCCTGGTGACTTGGTTTTCTCATCGAACACAGGCAAAACGCCAAACGGTTTAAATCCAGACAATCATGGTCATGTTAATCTATTCATTGATAAAGACAGCAAAATTGATTCAACCTCAATGAAAATAAACGGTAAAGATGGCGTCGGCGTTCACAAGCCATATAAAGGCAAACATATGCTTATGAATCTTTTAGACAACATGCCTGAATCTTGGTATGTTGAAAAAGGTCTTTTGAAACCTGATTCGTCTAGCGAGCGAAATATAATTGGTTTAAACGCGGATGGTACGCCTATATATGCTGACAATGCAAATATGTCATCATACGACCCATCATTGCAGTCAACGCCAAATGCAAGTTATGTAAGCGATCAAGTCAATAGAGCAGATCAAGCTAAAATTGAAAAAGAACGCCGCAACGCAGAAAAGCAAAATAGAACAGCAGTTGAGCAAATAAGAGAGGTTATAAATAATCTTGGAATAAAGATGACACACATGGATATGCAAAGACAGATGAGTGTTAGTGTTGCGCCTGACAAGACATTCTGTACAAGCGGAATGAGTTCAAGTTCTGGTATGTGTTATGGCATCGGATAACTTAATTAAGGGAAATATACAATGCGAATAATCGACTATGACAATGCAATGGAAGCTCGCTGGCGGGCTTATTATAAAAATTCTTACTTCGTTAATTCAGAAGAACACGCGCTTAATGAAGTAAGAAATCGAATTATTCAGGAAAATCCATCATTTGATCAAACAACTCAGTCTATATTTCCTGTTCTGACAATACGCAGAATTGGAATACCTGAGATGCTTGAGGATATGAATTTGCCAGCCGCAATAGATGGTCTTCGCTTCGGAAAACAAGAATGTCGTGTGCCATTCATTAAATTCAAATTGCGTTATCAGGTAGATTTATATGCAACGTCAAGACAGAACTTTGACGAAATGGCTGTTGAAATACAAGAAAATCTCACGCGATTTCAGTTTATGTGTATCATAACGAATGATCCTGTTTGGGGTGCAATGGATATTACAATAGACAAGGAAGGTGTTGAAGATAATAGTGATATAGACAGTAGAGAAGAATCAGTTAATATTTATCGTGCGTCTTTTACATATACAATAGATGCTATTATTTCTCGTAAATTTAGGCATCTTAGTGTTAAAAAATTTGTCATAGAACTCGATGACACAACACAAGATACTGGTGTTAGCGATGGTACAATAGTAGATGGATACCAAGCTACTCAAAACAATATACCTGTTCCAAGTAATCTGCCACAAATGGAAAATGCAAGTCTTGTTTATGATGAGGAAACAAAAACATATAAAGAAGTTCCATCTGAATATACAGACAAGCCATTAACATATTCAGCTTATGGTCGTGCCGAAAAAGATTACTAAAAAAACAAAAAAATCTATTTCGCGCATTTCTATCTAAACAAATAAGACTGTTTATAACTAACGAACGTTAGAATCTTTAGTCTTTTATAATTATTTAGGAGTTAAACATGGCATACGTTATTTCTGTCAGACAGACTACACAAGTTCAGGTTGTTGAAAACGGTGAAACAAAAGCAATGACTCTTTTGCCGAACAAAAGATATGTAATCAACAATCCAAAAAGCAAACAGATTTTAGATATGAAAAAAGTTTCAATCATTAAAATGCGTCCAGCTTCTTCGAGAGATGAAAGCTGTTGCGAGAATATTGACATTAAATAATTATCTTAAAGACTAGGATTCGTTATTCTTAATCAATAAATATATTATATTTAGGGGTAATTATCATGGCAATATATGAGCGAACACAAAGAGAATCAGCCCATGTCTTTTCTAGGGTGGTTGATAAATCGAAAGTCCCGTCTGCACTCAATTGGGCAGCGCTTGGATGCGTCACAGCCTCTAAGGGTGAGCTGAATAAAGTCTATCAAATTAACACAACAGACTTGCTTGCTTCCACTTTCGGTGAGCCTACAACAGATCATATTGCACTTGTTTGCGCCGATAAAATCATCGCAGAAGATAACACCATGTTTATCATCCGCGTCGCCCACGAAAATTCACTTCGTGGCGCACAAGTCATCGTTTCAACTGATGATATTTATGGTGACAAAAAAGGCGAACTTATGGCTATTGGTATTGTTGATGGCAATGTAACGCCTGCTGATGATAGCAATGCGAAACAAGATTTAGTCATTCATGTCGTTAATGATGATGATGACAAATCTCCATTGACAAATATTGTTAGCGATTTATCAATGGACATAGTTGACGATCCTATTAGGATGGAAAATTCATCTGTGACTGCGACTTATCGTGAAGTCTATCAGTTAGATGATAAAGGCAACAAATCTTATAGTGAAGAACTGTGTTTGTTGCTTTCAGATGTCGTAAGTCAAAAAGAGACAGCTATCATTGAAATTCGCAAGTCTGGTGAAGCAGATTCAGAACCACTTGAATCATCACAGTATGAGGCAAATTGGTTCTATTCAGATGGATATGCAAAACGTTCTGTAATCGTTTTGAAACCATCATCAAATATTGTCGAAAATACCCCATGCGATATTATTTTTGAAATGGATCAAGTTTTACAGCGTGCTTATGGCACGGCATCACCAAACAAAGTCACTTTCCCAATCGCAATAAAAACGACTGATGAAGGCGGCGGCGGCGGCGGTGATGATGATTTTGGTTCTATTACGAGTCTTCCCTTTGAAATCGACGATGGCGAATGAATCTAATTTGGAGGGAATATGGCTAGTAAGAATATAAAAGTAAAACTTACAATGACCGATTTCGACAAAACGATAGCATCACAGCTCGGTATATCTAAAAATGATATAAAGACAAACATAGAAACAAGTGGTTTGTCATTAGTAAAATATATAGTGAAGCCAATTCAGTATAATATTTTAAATAATGATGAATCAGTTTTTATGATTGGTGCTGGCGATCCAAATTCTTTTGCGTTTATTACTCAAATAAATCAAATAACTCAGTTGTCTTGTGTAAAACAATTGGAAGATAAATCGTATTCTATTTTCGCTCATTTAGGCGTTGAATTTTTAAATGAAGATGATACGCCTTATGAGATGCCAGATTCCGCTGATATTCTCTATGAAAGCGTACCAATCTATTTCGGTAATGTCGAAATCGTTCATAATGACGTTCAGATATAAAGTAACTCGTTAGACTACTTTTTATATAAAGAGGTAAAAACTATGCTAGAATTAAACGATATTAAAAATGTTAAAGCTGGAATTGATATGTCTAATGTAAAGACTGTTTCACTTTCACACAGTGTTGTTAATACCAAGAGCCTTTCTTATCGACAGGCTGAAAGCGAAAGTGCTGCTAAAGCATTGTTGCCTAAGTATGTTGTTTATGTCGAGAATGATGGTTCTTCTCTGGAACATATTAAAACATCTGATACAAGTCCAGCAGGGAAAGTTGTTTTAACAAATAAGACTCAAGCTGATATTGAATCAGATTCTTTTAGTTGGGATGATGCAAATGATCTTATCGAGTTTGATACAGATGGCGTTACCATTAAAAACAATGGTGTCGTCGAAATTATAAAGCAGGAAGAAGTTGAAGTCGATGTCTTTAATGACAGTGAGAAAACTTTTGAGGAAGCAACAGGAAGTGCCACTTATGCAAGCATGATTGATCTTTCAACTAATTTTGCTGATATTGATACTGTTGCAATAAAGAATATACATGTTGTTGGTGATGATGATGGTACAGTTGTTGACGTGATTAATCAGAACTTTGAAGCGTCGCTCAATCCTACGTCAATATCACTTTGTTTAAAGAAGTCAGAAGAAAATGTTTGGTCATTGTTAGAGAATGACGCACCTGTTTCTTCAGTGAATTTAACCACATTGCTCGTAGAGCCAACTTTCACATTAAATGTTGTTGACAATAAATTAAAAATTGAAGCATCTGAAACTATTCAATATTTAACAGCAACAGCTATTTGTGCAACGATTAGTAAAGATACACAAACACAAGATCTTCCAAAACCTGATAAGATTGCTACAATGTCATTTGGTCAGGATGGTAAAAACAAATCACATACAGTCGCTCCAGCAACTATTACAAAAACAAATAAATTCGTCAACGGTCTTAAAATCGCTGTCAAATTTAATGTCGATGAAGTTGTTTTCGTTAATCTTGGAACATTAAAACCATCTGATGGAACTATCAAAGTTAATGATATTTTACTGTCTGATTATATCGACGAAAGTGAAGCCGAAAGCGAAAACACAAGACTGTTAAAGAAAATTCAAGCACTCGGTGCAGAGGGAATCAATAATGTCCACTGCCTGACTGTAAATAAGACTGAAAAAGATTATCATGTTATCAATTGGGAAACAAGCGAAAGCGAATTAAAAGAATTGCATCCACAAGATGAGGAAGGCAACAACCTCGAAAATATCGTTGCTGGTTCTGTAATTCTTAGCACTTCCGCCGAAGATCCATACGATGCAGAAAAAGGTCTTAACAATCAGGATGAGGGCGTTATCATTCTATCCGATCATCCAGTAAAAGAAGTTGTCGATGATGATGGTTTCGTACATCTTGTTCTCGATGAAACTGCTGTCACTTCTAATGGCGTTCTTAACCGTTTCCGAAGCGTTAGTTTTGACCTTAATGGCGAAACAGTTAAATGCTTTGAGAAAGAAGCATACTCAGTCGGTAAAGTGTTCTATAACACTGGTGTTGTTGAACTTAATAATGCAGTTCCTGTTGTCGCAGGTTCTTCACCTGCTCTCCACTGCAATGCAGAAGGCATGGACAATCTCAAGTTCAATATTAAGAACAAGGGTACTGATGGCAATAAATACTCGCTAAAGATTCTCAAAGACCATACAGAGAATAATGGCGATGTTATTTATAACGTCTCACTCATGCTCAACGGCACTGAACTTGACTCAATCGTTTGCTCATCAAATCCCGATGGCTCAATCATCGAAGGCACAGATGCAAAAGGCAATATCGTTGACGTTGACGTACCATTTATCGGCACTCTCGATCATGATACATTCTCAGCCGCATTCACAAGCAATGATTTCGATGCACTTAAGTCATTGCACGAAATGACTTATAATTTCGATGGTGGTATGGATGGTGTCGATGGCATTACTGCAAAAGATTACATTGGTTACAAAGATGAATCAGGAACTGCTGGTGCTTGGTTGTTCGATGACGTTAAATATCCTGCACAGATGTGGCCATCACTCGGTTATACCGACAAAGAGTTCTACATGGCAGCACAAGATATTGCTTGGAATCGTAAAGACACAACTTGCGTCTGGGATATTCCAAAGGGATATTCAAAGAAAACTGCTATCGAATATCGTGAAGAAGAACCAATCCCATCACAGTGGTGGACGGAACTTTACTACAATTGGTGCAATGATGTGTATAATGGCGCAATCGTTGAATTACCACCTTCATACTATGTGACTAAGAATTCGCTTGCATCTTACAAGCTGAACGGAACTTGGTTCCCAGTCGCAGGCAAAGAACGTGGTACAATTGATGCCGCCTCCGTCATCAACCAAGTTCCTGCTAAATTAGACCGCGATGAGTTCATTACTCACAACATCAATCCGATCTATGACACTGGTAATCAGGGTATTCAGATCTATGGAAACGAAACACTCAATGGAAACGAAACACTCAATGCTCAATACACAGACCTTTCCGCAGCGCACATAGCTCGTACTTTGACTTATATTCGTTCAAAGGTCGATGCTTATACCGAAACACTTAAATTTGAACTCAATGATGTTATTCTTTGGAGAACGTGGATTGACTATGTAAAGAATAATATTCTGGATAGAATTAAGTCAGGTCGCGGACTTGCTTGGTATCGTGTTAGTATGGGTAACGACACAACAACTGCGGCAGAATTGGCAAATCGTATAGTTCGTGGTATTGTAGAGCTTCAGTTCGTCCCAGATGCAGAAATCTTTAAGATTGATTATGTGGTTTATTCGTCCGCAGCGGATAATTCGACGTTTTAAACAGAATTAAATTTTATAAAAACTCAAAAGCCCCAAACTTTTATGTTTGGGGCTTTGTTTCTTTATGCGTTCCAAATCCATTTTGTATGCCCAGAACGATAAACTTTGAACGCGCCAATCTTAACCATTATGTAATCTTCTTTATTTTCTTTTTGGTTTAAAGATTCAGCATATAATTCGGGATATTGTTTTGATAGATGTCTAAGTTGACATTGTTCACGTTTTAATTCTTTATCCTGATAAAACCAATAATATCTCGGTGAATGAGTGTCACCTTTACATTCAAATCCCATTATTTTATATATGTTTCCAGAAAAATAATCATTGTCTGAATATGATATGATGATGTCAGGATTGTTTTCTTTTATAAATTTTTTTAATAATTTGTTTGCGCTTCCAACGACGGTATATCCAGATTTTGTTACAAATCTGCTTAAACACCATGCTTTTTTGTTTTCATTTTTGTATCGACCTTTTTGAAAACTCATACAAGAAATGAGTTCATCATTATAGAATAATCCATATGATATTGATTGAACGGTGGTAGATCCTAACAGATGATATTTAGAATACATTTCATTTGCAATCTTGTTGTCTATATTTTTTATAATAGTTTTCCTTGCATAGATTTTGTGTTCTATTGGTAATAATATGTCTTTTAAATAATTTTTTATTTTATCTTTGTTTGAGTACCAATCGACATCGAATATAGAAATCAGTTGAATTCCGAGTTCTTTAAAAGAGTAGAACTTTTTATTGTGATAATATTTGTTTTTGCTGCACACATCATATGGGATTGTCTTGTGCCAGAAGCTACCATTATATTCAATGGCAATGTTCTTTTCTGGAATAAATATGTCTGCTTCAAAAGATTGTAGTATGCTTGAAGTAAATAGCTTGTGTTCAGTTGTAAATCCTAATGAGTTTATAAACTCATCAATTTCAATTTCTACTGATGATCTGTTATGAGGGCAAAGTGGACAACCTTTGAATTTTTCTTGACTACTAAGGTTTATATGACTTTTTACTAATTGTTCAAAAACATGACCATTTTCGCATTTAAAAAGCACCTTTTCAGAAGTAGAGAGTGTACCGTCTTTTGCTCTATTTTTATCCTCATCAAGAACGAGATCGTCAATAAACCATTGTGGATATTTTCTTCTTTGAGATAATGTTTTGAAATATTTGTCATATCCACATTTCGGACATCCTCGTCTTTTTTCGCCAGTTGATAGTTTTATTTGTTCGGCAACTGATTTTGAATAAATGCAGTTGTGTATTTTACAGTAGAAATCAACAACATCAGATGTTTGTAATGTCCCATTTTTTGCTTTTTCTTTATCTTCATTGTGTGCTAATTCATCAATAAACCATTGAGGAAAAGTTCTATTATTTGATCTTGTTATGGCTAGTTTTTCCACCTTGCATTTTGGACAGCCAGCTAATTTATCGTGTGTTTTTGTATCAATGTGATAGCGTACCTTTTGTTTGTATATTAAATTATGTTTTGCGCAATAGAATTGCTTTTCGTCTTCAGCATAAAAGTTTATTTTTTTTGCTGATTCTTTATCTGAATCGAGATAGAGATCATCAATAAACCATTGTGGATAAGGCTTAATAACGCCTCTTGTTTTTCTGCTAGAATTTATTTGTTTTTTTATGCCGCAGAGAGGACATCCTTTTTTAGGTTCGCTAGTCGAAAGTTTTATGTGGCTTGCAACCCTTTGATTATAAATATTTCCACATTCTTTACATTTGAACTGAACAGTATCACTTGTTACAAGTGTTTTGTTTATTGCTTTTTTTTTGTCTGATTCAAGGAAAAGATCATCGACGAACCACTGTGGATATTGTTGCCTTTTTTCTTTGCATAAATTGCTATATGTTTTTGCTTGTTTGTTTTTTCCGCATTTAGGACAACCTTGTTTTGGTGTGTTATCTGAATGGATGTGATTATGAATTGTTTGATAATATTCGTGTCCACAAATAGTACATTTGAATTTTATCTTAGTTGTTGTCGGTATTTTTGATAAATTCGATTTGATTGATGGATCGATTATCTCAGCAAGCATCCATTCTGGGTATGGTAATTTCCTTTTTCGCATCATCTTAGCCAGAAGATGTCCATTTAAATATGTACGGCAGGTTCTTGGACTTTGAGAACTTTTCTGGTGCGCATCCATAGCCGCTTTTTGATTATGTCATACTTTTGTTATGATTGTCAATGAGAATTTGTATTTCTTTAGCTTCATAATGCGAAATTGACTTTCTATCTATAACAAAAAGAGAGGTTTACTTTACCAATTTTTCAATTGGTATAATCAGAAATAATTATTTGTTTTATATTCATCATCATAATAGGAGACAAAGTTATGGCTCAAGGGTGCTATCCAAATAGTAAAGGCAATTACGGTGGGCTTGGCGCAGATGTTTTTAAAAGGAACGCGCAGTATGAGGTACAGAGAAATAATCATTTTGAGGTTTCACTCACATACATCCCAGGCAACGACACACAGTTTCCGCAGGAATTTCGTGTCGCCGTGTCAGAAGTTTCATTCCCAGAGTGGAGTGTTGGTGACATCACATTATACATGGGCAATCAGAGTGTAAAAGTTTCTGGCCAGCCAGAACTAGGTGATGCAACGATTACGCTTAATGATTATATCGGTATTGATCTTGAACACAGACTCTATAATTGGTGGAGACGTGTTTATGATCCGCAAACAGGTTTGATGGGGCTTGCTATTGACTACAAGACCAATATGAAACTCATCATGTACGCACCTGATGGTTCGATGGAGCGTTCATGGGATTGTTATGGTGTTTGGCCGACGACAGCTCCAGCAGGTTCGTTCTCTTATGAGGGGTCAGACAAGCGTACAATCGACATGACATTAAAAGTTGACAATATGTATCCAGATCTTGACGCCCGTGCAGGCATTCGTGAAGAGGCTGCTGCTATTAACGAGAATGGTGGTAGTATTCTTAGACCATAAGGTTCGTAAACATATCGCCATAATCTTTATACCACGGCTGCGGATGCATTCTTTCAACGAAGAATCCCAGCCGTTTTAGTTTAAGCATTTCTCGTTTTTCAGCATCTTTGCCTGAATCATCATTGTCGAAAGATAGAATTACATGATTGGTTAAGGTTCGCAAGACTTCCATTTTTAAAACGGATATTGAATCAGTTAGACAAGCGAGTACATTTTTATTTATGTTATTTTTTATGTATTCGCAATCTGCTGTCCCTTCGCATATAACAATAGGATCTGTGAACTTTCTTTCGGCAGGCAGGCAGCCGATGTTATAAAACATTGATGGTGTGCCGTTAGAAATATTGATAAATCGTTTATTCTTTGTGGCACGGCATATAATTTCAATTATGCAGCCATCAATGATATTTGGAATAAACATAACCTGTTTTTCTGTATTTACGAATTCAACTAGGTTTTGTGGTAAATCAGATAGTTTGTTGTTTTCTAACAAACCAGACAGGTTGGTTATATCAAATATTTTGAAGTTTTTATTATAGTAGTATCCAATGTAATGATACTTGCTGATTTTGCTTTCGTTTTCTTCGATGCACCTTGCACACGAATAGATTTCATTTAGAGTTGTCATTTTTTTTTAATGTTTGTTTTGAGAAAAATTGCAGTTTTTTCAATTTAGTTTGTTTGTTATTTTCCGTTCACGGGTTCTCGGATATCTCTGCTTGGTGAGCTAATAAATATTTCAGGTTCTTCTTCATCGCAGAATCCAGAAGTAAGATTTATGCAATTTCTCAAGAACCCATCTTTTTCGCGTATTGTTATTATTGTTGGTGTGACGAATTCTGGATTTATGTTATTTTCTGTTTCTGTATAGTTTGTCATAAATCCATATTCGATCAGAAGATCGTTTAGTAGTGTAGTGAATATTTTACCTTTTAGGTTTAAAGTTATAGTGCCTTCATAATTATATTCATTTTTTATTTCTGCTGTGTATTGAGCGAGAATGATTCCTTTTATGAAAGCATAGAAGCAGTTAAACTTTACTTTTTTATCTATAAGATTTGCAACGTTTTTGTCGTCTCTGTCGTTTGCGGCAATAACGTAATAATGTCTTTTTATGTATTGGTCAATTTCTTCTTTTTCATAAACAGGATAATAGTTACCGTCCTCGTCTTGAACATATTTGGTATTCTTAGCAACGAAGTCAATGGCATATTCAGGTGATCCAGTTGTCTTTTCACCTTCAGAATCAAGCACATAATTCCAACTTCCATCGTTGGTTATGTAATGCCATTTATCGCTGCCATCTTTTAATTTTACATAAATCTGTGAAGAATCTCTAAGTCTTGTGCTTTCGGTATAACCGATTTCATTATCACTATTTTTTACTATGTAAAATAGTTTGAATAGTGGTGCTGGCGGTCGCTGCGATATTGGGTCATAAGTGAGCCACCAATCATCGAACATCATTCTTAAAGAATTTACAATTATCCTGTAATTATCTTCATTATTGTTTTCGTTTTCAAAAACATAATTAAGCAAATTTGTTAATTTATCAAATTCAGTTGTTGGTATTAAAGGATTCCATTGCAGATCAATTCTGAACTGCGATGATAAATTTCCTTGAGACAGTGCGTAGCCAAAAACGCCCCAAATAGTTGGAATAAGGCGAATCCAATCATCGGTTACGATCTGCCAGTATCTTATATAACCAGTTGTTTTATCTGTTGAAAAATATTGCCTAATCATATTTTTTAGTTTGCTTATTTTTATGATATAGACTAATAATACATATTAGTCGTTTGTTATTACCATTTATAAACGATTACGAACGACATATCAATCCCTTTTTGATATTAGATATAAATGCGTGCTTATGTTTAATTCAGATGACAATTCCCATTTAACAGATTATCAGCTTGAACTCTTTTTGATGCGGAAAGAGATGCAAGATAAGGTCGATGATACGTTGCTGAAAAACCCAAGGCGCAAGCTACCGAAAAAGAAAGCCAAACCGAATTCGGCATGGGTTATGTCTGAAATGAGAACTGATGATGGTGCTGTCACTGATGTTGGCTGGGATCGCATTGAATCGCTTACACGCACAATTTTAAGAAAACATTTTCCGTCTATATCAATATATAAAGACCTTATTCAGATTGGTGTTATTAAGGCAGCGCAAGTAATAATGGAAGATCCAGAAAACGGTGTTTATCGTTCGCTGAGAACTTATATTTATACTTGCATTAGAAATGAAATATCAAATTATCTTTATCATACGCATAAGCGCACACGCGAGACAAGTGATGGTTTGATGTTTTGCAAGACAAGTTTTAAGCATTCGTCTATTGATAATAAATATATAGACATGGTGTTTAATCGACTTCCAAAGAAATATAATAAATATAAAGAATTTATTACATCTGTCATTGCAGTGCTTTCTGATTCAGAAGATGAATATGATGACGAATTGCTGTTTAATGAAGTAAGAATAAGAAGCTCTGAGCAAAACCTTGAACTTACGGATGAGGAGCTTAGAGAGAGTTTTGTCGATTTTATTCTGCCAGTTGAGAAACAAATAATAACATTGATTGTCAATGCAATACTTGTAGATCAGAGATCATAGGAGCTGAGTTCGCATAATGTCTTCAATAACATCACTCTGTACTGTAATAAAACATGAATTTAAGGATATAGAAACAAAACTGGCATTGCTCGCTTTGGCAAACAAGAAACAGTGTGATTTCATTGAAATGCTTTATTATATATTGGAGAATGATACACCTCTTTTTATAGAATTGTTTGGCGGACAGTTATTAAAAATACCGACAAAAAATGAATTTCTCAAAGCAGAAAATAGTATAAGACTTTTCTTATATACGGTTGCGCATTCAGATAAGCCGAATCCTTTTATATGTACGTCATATCGTTTTGGTGTTTATATGGATCGTGTTTATTCAAATTTCATTGATAATTATGAAATTTTCATAAAGAACAAACCGACGAGCGAAATTGAACTTGAAGTGACAAACAAGGATTTGGATGCACTCGAAAAAATGTATTTAATTGCGAAAGAATCCCTCGCGAAAATAAAAGATGATTCGTCATTAAATAAAAGATATAGTAAATTCAGTAGTGGCAATAAGAAAAAAGAAGAACAAACAAATAATGATAATTCCGAATATGACTTGCCTAATTCCGCTATGCTTCCAGAAGAAACAAGTGATGAAGACGCATATACATATTTGGAAACGGAATTTAATTACAACTTTGACGAAAACATTGATCTATCTACGATTAAAGAAGTGGATGATGATGATGAGAAAGATTGCGCAAAGCAGCTTTCACTTTTTAAATAGGTGAATCGTCATGGCTAGTTTTACGAAGATCCCAAAGGATGATGATAAAAACGAAACTGTCGAAATACTTGCAGATACGATAGAGACTTCACTAAAAAAAGAAGTATCTGCTCTAACAGAACGACAGCGAGACGAATTTTTTAACTGGCTGTGTGGTCGAAGAGAGACGATGCCTCCTTTTGTTGAAGGTCTTGTTAATAATCTTGCATACAAAATTAATACGTCGATGGGCTTTCTTTGTGCTATGTCTGTGTCTCGGTTATATAAGTTGACACAGTTTATGAGCGAAGCCGAAGATATTATCTTTGATCCAAATATGCTTAAAGCAATGACAACAAAGGAAATCACTGAGACGTATAAAACTGCATCTACGGTTATCATGCAGACTATGGAGTTTATCCGACGTTATCTTGCACAGAATCAGGATGCAATCAATTTTGACACTAATTCTGGTTCGTCTGCTGTGTCGCAACTACTATCAACGTTGCCGCCAGAAAAACTTGCTCAATTAAAAGCATTATTCTTGTCTCAAAGTTAAGAGGTATTTGTTTATTATGATTAACGACGCACTGTTTTCTTCTGATTCATCCGAGTGGTCTACACCGCAGGATTTCTATGATAAGCTAAACCTTGAGTTTAACTTTGAATTAGATCCTTGTGCCACCGATGAAAACCATAAATGCGATCTTTATTTCACAAAAGAGACAGATGGGTTGAGGCAAGATTGGGGCAATAAATGTGTATATTGCAATCCGCCTTATGGCCGTGGCATTGATAAGTGGGTTGAGAAATGTGCAAAGCATAAAGGATTGGCAGTTATGCTTATTCCTGCTCGAACTGACACAGCTTGGTTTCATAAATTCATATATCATAATTTGAATGCTGAAATTCGTTTTATTAAAGGTAGATTAAAATTTAGTAATTCAAAGAATAGCGCTCCATTCCCTTCTATGGTAGTTGTGTTCAGAAATATGTAGTTATTATATTTTGTTTTCTTTATTTTTTTTAGGTGGATGTAATGATCGATGCTTCTATACTAAATAATTTTTCAAAAGAAGAAATTGAAAAAATCATAAAAGCACTTGATATAACACATGAAGAAAACAAGAAACAGACAGAACCAGAGCTTATTAGAGAGATAGAACCGATTGAGCGTTGGGTTAATAATCCGTATTATGTTGGAAAAGACGGATTAAAATTATATAATTTCTGGAAAGATGCGCTGATTGATATATTCGGAACACATAAAGGTCAATATAATGAAGTTATTATAGAAGGCGCACTTGGTACTGGTAAAAGTACTGTCGGCACATTCATTCTTATACGAAAATTGTATGAATTGTCTTGTTATAAGAATGTCGCAGGTTTGTTCGATTTAATGTCTTCTGCAAGCGTTGTTTTTATGTATTTCTCATTAACAAAACAGCAAGCAGAATTAACAGGTTTCAAACAGTTCAGGGAAACTGTCGATGCTATTCCATATTTTCAAGAAAATTTTTGCAGAAATATGCGACATAGTTCAATACTTGAGTTTCCAGAAAATGTCATATTCAGACACGGTGCGAGACTGACAGACCAGATCGGATCAAACCTTATTGCGTCCATCATGGATGAGGCGAACTTTTTTAACCATGATGGAAGTGCGACGGCGGATGCTGGTGCGTTGTCTGCTATTCAAGAATTGCACACAGCAGTTCTAAACCGAGGAGCTTCACGTTTTATGGCGAATGGCGTGAACTCATCTATATCAGTTCTTATTTCTTCTCCGACGTATTCTTCTTCATATACACAACAGCGTATCGAGGCTTCTATTGGGAATCCTCATGCGAAAGTATTTAGATGCAGATTATGGGATTGCAAACCAGATAAGTATTCTAAAGAACATTTTTATGTTTTTTTAGGCAATGAAAAGGTAGATCCTTTTATAATTAATGATGTTGAAGATTTAAATAATGCATTAGAAGCAGAAATGTGTCAGCCATATCAAGGCTATGATCTTAAAGAAGGCATAGCTAAGATGCCACCTAGAATGCGTGAAAAGATAGACAGCATTCCTGTTGAGTTTAGAGATAGGTTTGATCAAAACTTATTGCAATCAATTATGGATGTTGCTGGTAAATCTGTTGCACCATCAGGTCGATTGTTTTCATCTAAAAAGATATGGAATGCCTGTATATCTGATAAAATCCCGCAGCTATTTACAAAGAATGAATTATCAATTACGACAGAGGATGATTCAGAAAGAAATACACTTGAATATTATTTAAAAGATAAATTTATTGATCCGCATTTGTCGCATTATATCCATATTGACCAATCTTATGCGCACGACTCTACGGGATTTGCGATTTGTCATCGTGGTGAAAATGTCGTCCGCAATGGATCTTTAATGCCGACAATAATTATTGATTGTGCGCTGAGAATAAACCCACCGCCACCACCTAAGAAAATATCTATTGCAAGGGTGCGATCTTTTATTTTCTATTGCATAAAGACATTAAAAATCAATATTGCAAAAGTGACATACGACTCTTTTTCAAGTGCAGAAAGTATTCAGACTTTAAAAGAGAATGGTGTTAATGCAGAAATGCAATCTGTCGATAGAACAGATGACGCATACCTAGGATTTATTGATTTGCTTTATGACAGCAGGATAACTTTCAATAAGATGGATGCTGATTTGATGGCGACAGAAATTTTTGAATTGGTGCATTATCGTGAACGTCACAAAGTTGATCACCAGCCTAATGGGTGTTTTTCTGGCCAGACAAAAATAAAAGTATGCGGCGAAGGTAATATAGCAATAGCAGAATTGGTTGGTAGAACTGATATACAGACTTATGGCATAGATGATACTGGCGAAATTATTGTCGTTCCAATCAGAAAAGTTTGGAAAGTAAAAGAAGAAGATCATGTAACGAAAGTCAGGATATTAAATCTTGATGATGGTCAAATAAGCGAAATTATTTGCACACGCGAACACATGTTTCTGTTAAAGAATGGAAGTTATGTGGACGCTAAGAGTTTAAGAACTGGGATGCCGCTTGCAGGATTTGGAAAACATGCAGTAGCAAGCATAATGAATTATACTACATTATCGCCGATACCTGTATATGACATGGAATCGCCTGTCACGCACAATTATTGTTTGGGCAATGGCATTATAGTTCACAACTCAAAAGACGTTATGGATGCCGTCGTTGGATGTGTTTATTCTGCTATTAAAGATAAGGATTTTGAAGTTATAACGCCACAACAATTTTCCGCTGGCTTGAAAGGAAATTATGATACATACGATGATGATGATATTTTCTCTCAAGATGAATTATTGTCTGGTTATGAATATAGAGATTTGTGATAAAACTTTCTATCTAATAATTATAATCGGTTTGTTTCTTTTCATTTGGAGATATTGCCATGCTAAATAATAATAAGAAAACATCTAAACGTAAATTGATGGAAACATTGATTGCACTCAAAAAAGTTAAACAGCAAAAAAGAGATATACTTGAGCATTACACGAAGAAAGCATTAAATGAGCGACACGAATGTTGCATGGGTGGGGCTTGCAAACATCCAAAGATGGATCAAGAAATGTTCGATGCGTATGCAGAGGATTGCAATGATTATCTTGCACAGTGTCAGGATGTGTTTTCTGGTTGCTTAGACGTTCCAGAAATTGCAGGCTGCTTTGATGGTATATGTGATCCCGATGGCGTCGTTTATGATGATTGTCCAGAAGATGATTTTGATGATTGCATTGATACTTGCATAGATATGCTTGCTTTGTTAGTTGTTCCTGTTCGAGTTCGTTCTTGCTAATATAGGAGTTTTAATTATGATAAAGAGAACAAGAAAAATATTCAAAGAGTCATTATCATCTGTTAAAAATGAAATCATGGATATGTTCAATGATGTTAAAGATGGCCTCGAAGCAGCGCGTGAATCTGGAAGTGATGTTTCTGATATAACAGTTGTTATTCAGACATGGGATCAAGGCGCACCAGTGTTAGTTAAAGGTGCTTATAATTATTATAGCGGAGACGTTAATGTTGATGCAGACGAATTCATTGACGATCATGACAAACTCATTAAAGATTATATGAAAGATTTTAATGAAGAAGTCAATGAGCGCAATGAAATGCTAGATGATATTCTTAGTAAGATGTGGAATGATGTCGAGAATGGTGATCTTGACGAGGATGAATATTATGAAGAAGAACATCGTTTGATGGATGATACTTGTACATGGTCTGTCAGCATTGAACTCAGCAAGGGTAAAGATGAGATTGAAAGTTCAATAGCAGTCAATGTTGAATCAGGTGATGCAGAAATTCTTGACAGCAATACACTTTCAGTCGATGAAGTTGAAAAGTGGTGCAAGAAAAAATCTGAAAGCAGAATTATGCGAGAAAGCCGCATTGCTCGCAGACGTAATGGCTTGAGAAAAGTCTTAGAGAACCGCCGCGATCGTCGTAGTTAATTTTTAATTTTTTCAAAAGATTTAACCGCACCTGTATTTAAAAGTATGGGTGCGGTTTTTTTTATGTCGTTGTAGTCTGGCAATTCTGGGAAAAGCTCGAAATCACAGAAGTTGTTTTTACCAAGAATAAAATTGAAAACGCCAGACTGCACATATCCAGTTAGATGTGTCGTTGTAACGATACCTGTTATTTCATAATCAAATTCGTTTTGATCAAATAGTTCAATTTCAATTTTAACGAATCCCTTGTTATCCATCCACTCTTTATATTCCAGTGCTTTTATTCGTTTCTTATGATTTGCTTTTGAAAACAAAACGATAAGAATGATAAAAATAAAAAGAGCAAAAAACATAAAGAGTGTTTCCACGATAGCCTATTGAGAATTGATCAAAAATTCATCATCTGTCATTGTTTGCCAAGGTGATGTGATATGTGTCTTTTCGATAGTTTCACCTTTTGAAGTCTCTGCATGTTTGTCATATTCATCTGCGAGTATCGGATTGTCTTTTTCATACGATACAGCAGACAATATATTCCACAAACCGTATAAATAATTACGATTTATTCTTGTGATTTGCAAGCACATTTTATCTTCAAACAATAAAACATCACCTTGTTTTAACACAAGAAGCTGACCGTTTACTTTATATGGTGCGAAAAGCAGTAGATGTTGATCCTCTTTATCCTCTCTAAACCATCCAAGATTGTTTAATAATTTTCTTTGCGGATTGGTTTGTAATAGAACTCGCAGGGATGTGCCTTTATCCAAAGTTATGTTATCCAAATATTTTGAATAAATAGCCCGTGGAAAAAGTGTTACATTCTGTCCCCAAAACTCAAGTGCTTCGTTTATTGAGTCTGACAGGAATGTTAATTCTTGTTGTGATGGTAGCAAAGATGGCATGGCATCACCTCGGTATTATTATTGGAACGGTGGAAATCCAGTTGTTGAATAGACTTGGTTTAACTGATAAGGCACGGTGTCGATTTGTGTTGATTCGCCATCTGCTTCGATGCTGACACCTGTGACTATCTGAATAAAGTTTCCGTTGAATGTTATGACTTGACCGAATTTGTCTTCAAAAACAACTTTGTCGGCAAGTTCGAGTTCGTTTGGATCTGTGATTTCAACTAGCTTGTAGATCTTCTTATAGATTGTGCCTGCGACTGTCATGCCCATACTGCATTCGCCGCGATGCTCTGGTGTAAATTCTGACATAATGAACTCCTAAATGATAAGAGAAATGACGATTATTATTAGATATATCGTTGCGGTGGAAACTTTTGTTTGACATGCGGTTTAAATTGTGAATAATGTTAATGATTTGTTTTTCGGAGATGCAAATGCAATCAGACAAATTACTGGAAACAAACACGCAATTTCAACGGCATATATTAAATTCAACTTTGGATTTTAGAATTGCATGTGAGCAATATGGAATAAACTTGCGTGCAGCTAAGTCAGGTGTGTGCTTTTGCCCATTCCATTATAATCGCAATACGCCGTCGGCAAAAGTTTACGAAGATAGCCTTTATTGCTTTTCAGAAAACCGTTCATTTCGTGTTAGCAGTTTGTTTGATTATGGATTGGTGTCAGATACAATCCAAAACGCATTTAATAATATATGGTGTCTTTTGAGCAATGATGCAAAAGATGAATTGATAAAATCATTTAACGACAATGAAAATAATTCTGCTCAATGGATGATACGAAAAGAATTAGCACCTTTGAATGATTATAGACGTGGTATAATTGATTATAGTACATATTGTAAACGTCTTTTGTCATGTCTGTCAGAAATTTCGAGGCAGTGATGCGGACAACGTTTGTTTCATCTTTAAATCTAAAAAATGCAGACGCACAAAGCACTGACTGTATTTTGTTTAGTTGTGATGATAGCAATAAACTTTTTTTGCTATTTAATAATTATCAAAACAAACATAGGGTATTAGAATATTATTTTGCTGGTGATGATACGCAGATAGTTTATTTTGGTGGTCAAACAGAATATAGAATTTTATTAAATTTTGGTGCAATACCACAAAAGCTGTCGTTGACGCCAATTGATCTAAATGCGAGATATTGGAACGCAGATACAACGAGAACGAATCAAAATTATCTTGACGCACTTGAACAGTTAAAAATAATAGATTCAGAACAACGCACTGCAATAGAATTGTTTCTTGTTTATACATATAGACATTCACAGTCTGGTTTTGTTGAAATAGAAGAAAACATTGAATCAGATTTATATATAAACGCAAGAAGAATTATGTATGGATTGAAACTTATTTATCAAAACAGTTCAAACAGAACTTTTGCAGATTCTATTGATGATGTATTATCACAATCACTTATGAAAATAGAAGATAATAAAATTAAGTTGGATGAGCAATATATCAGATATTTGCGATCTGAAATAAACACAAAGACAAAGGAAGTGCTTAACGACATTTATTCTATTGCAGGAAAACGTTTCAATATAAATTCACCGAGAGAGTTAAATTTCATATTGAGTGAGCAAGGTTTATCGACAAACTCACTGACAAAAAATGCACTTGAGACAAATTATGAGCAAACTGGGCTTATGATTTTTAAGCTCATAGACAAATACAGAAAACTTGTAATGTATGGCGAGCAATATATAAAGCCGCTTGAAAATTCTTTAAAAAATGGCTTTGGCCGTTTCAAATATAAAACAACATCAGTGCCGTGTCTTACGCAGGGTCATTTCTGTTTTGTAAAAGACCGTGGAATTATCGACATTGCGTGTGTAAAAAAAGATGATTTCATTTGGACTGACTTTGGTTTTAAACGTGTTTTATGGAATGAGGCTCATAAAACAAATGATATAACAAGGGTTGAATTGTCTAATGGTATGACGATAACTGGCGCGAGCCATCACCCAATTTTAGTTAATTCTTCTGCTAATATCAGAAGTAAATACCATTCGATATCGCAGCAATGGTGCGCGCTTGAAAATTTATTTATTGGTGAAAGCGTTATTTGCAATTATGATTATAAATCTTTGAAACAAGAAAAAGAACAATATCATCTTGCAGGCGAAATTATTTGCAAGATAATGAATTCATATTCTGAATATAACAATAAGAAATATGGTGATACTCATTATCTTCGATTTGATAACATCACATTTTCTCACATGATGACATTTGAATCATTCAAATCATATTGTGAGTTTGTCGGTCTTAAATTTTGGTGCTTCACTTATGGAAAAAATAATGAGCATTATGACATTGTTTTCTATGATCAGAATAGCTTAAAAGATTTTTGTTCTGATTTTGCTGCGTATTTGAATAATAAAAATAAGAATTATATAGAAAATTTTTTGAAGAATTTAGCAAGCAGTGATTTCAATTATGAGCATTGTCATCCAAAAGATAATGGATATTTCAATCTGCAATATGAGGAAACGACAGTAATTTCAGTTACAAAATTAAATACTGAAATGACGGTTTATGATATTGAGGTTGAGGATGTTCATGAATATAATGCAAATGGAATAAGGAATCACAATACAGGTCGTCTTGCATCATCGCGAACATCTGACAGCAATAAATATTTTACAAAGTTAAATATTCAAAGCGTTCCAAAGAATTATATAGACAATATCAATGTGCGTAAATGCTTTTTGCCGAATGATAATTGTGAATGGTGCTGCATAGATTTCAAAGCACAAGAAATGCGGCTTGCGTCTTATTTGTATGGATTAAAAAAAATAAATAGCATACCGCTGAATGAAGATATTTATACAGAATTTGGAAAAGAATTAAATTTGTTTAATGGTGCTGAATTGTCAGAACATACGAAGCGAGAAGCATCTAAGGTTATTTGTCTTGGTATGATTTATGGATTGTCTAATTATGGTATTGTTAGACAGTTAAAATCACTTGGAATTGATGTCGATGAAAATCATGATTTCAGACAATCATTTTATGATATTTGTCCAGAATTAAAAGATGGTCAAAGCCGAACGTTAAAATATGCACATGCTATAAATGGTATTTATACGATAAGTGGTAGGTTTAGAAAGATTGAATTTACGGATTATGACAAAGAAAATTTGTTGACAAGAAATAATAGGATTGCACTAAATACTGTAATTCAGGGTGCTTGCGGTGATATTATGCGTGTCGTTCTTAATAAGGTTGAAAAAGAAATAAAACCACGATATAAAGAATATGGTTTCGCTTTATTAAGCACCATTCATGATGAGATAAACATAAGCATTCCTGCTGGCAAATCGTTGCAAAAGATTATTATAAATGACATTCTATCTATAATAACAAAGCCGATAGACCAACTTCAAGATTTGCAGTTTGGATGCTCTGTTTCCATTGGCAAATCTTGGGGAGCGTTGTCGCCGATTGTTTAGGAGATATTATCATGCCCGAAAATCAATTATTAAAACAGATAAATAGAGAGTTACGAGTAACTTCACTCGAAAATTCAGAAAAGAAAGCTGCCAGAAATAAAGATGAGGCAGATGATAATGATAAAAAAGATTCAGATGAAATCTTAGATGATGAGAATGAACTGGATTCCGCTTCTGAAAATGATGAACAATCTGATGATACAGATGATGTAATGTCAGAAGAAAACGTCGAAGCAGAACGAGAAGCATTGGATGATTTGCAGGATGTAGAATCCGACATTGAAGACGTTGCATCTGAACAGACAGATGAAGTCAAAGATGAATTGTCCGATGTAGTTTTGTCGTCTGCACCGCAGCTTTTAGATCCTGAAGCTCTGCCAACCGAACGAAACGAGATTGATGATCCCGTTGATACGAGTGGCATTTTAAAAGATTATAAATCAGATAAAACTTCTGACTTCATTGATCCAAACGGTGATGATTCTGATAAAAATCAGTTGAAAGTTGTAGATACAGCTTTGGGTGTATTCACAATTTTGAACAATGATGATAAAAATGTTTTGTTGCTTGACAGCAATAAACAGAAAATTCAAATCTCAATAAATGACTTTAATAATCTACATCCATTTGAAATAAAAGATGATATGCTTTCGGATGTTAATTCTTTTACAGATGCTTTTGAAAAAGATTTGAAAAAGAAAAAAGAGAAGCAGGAAATGGATGCAGAAGAAGGTGGCGACGAGGATGAAACAGAATTTGAAGAGGGTGAAGATGAATCAGAAGATGAAGAGCCAGCAGAAGAAGGTGGCGATGCTATGCCTGATTTGGGTGGCTTTGGTGAGTCTGTAAAACGTCGTCGCCGAGTAAAAAAAGAAAACAAAAATCTCATATCTGAAATTCAAAAAGGTTTGTCACAAAAGGCAGGCGTCGTTGAAACAATACGCAGCGATGTCCGTGGAAAGAATCGTTGTGTACTTGTTGCAAAGCAGGCTAAGACAACAAAAGAATCACGCATGAATGAGACAAGACCTAAACCATCAAATTCTGTTATAAATTCTTATAAAAAGAAAAATCAGAATAATGTGCTTGAGAGCAAAAAGAAAAAAGAAGCTACTCAAGTTGCCGATATAGCGCAAGCGCCTCGCGGTGTGTTCAGTGATGATGACAACTTTGATCTTAATAAAGTTGTTACTATCAAAGATGGTAAATATGTTCTTGTTAAATTAGAAGGCAAATATAAGACTGCATATCTTAGATTGTTGCCTAAAAGGAATATATCTATAAATGAATTGAAGTTTATTTTAAACGACGTTGAAACTTTCAACGAATCGTTAAAGGAAATAAAACGTGGATTTACTCTTATCGAAAAGGAAATTGTTGCTATGAAAACAAAAAAATATGAAGCCGAAGAAGTTGAGGAAAAGGAAGAAATCGAGGACGACGAGGAATTAGAAGAAGTCGAAGTCGATAATGATGAGGATGAAAAAGACGGCGACGCCGATGATGCAGAGGCAGATGACGAAAAAGATGATGATGCCGATGAGGACGAGGCAGAGGAAGCCGAAGATGAAGAAGCAGAATTAGCCGAAGATCAGCCTGATTCCGTTCCATTCTCAGTAGAGATTAATGGCGTTCGTTATTCTGGCACTCTCTATGCTGAAAAAGATGAGGATGACGATGAGGATGACGACGAAGATTCTGATGAGGATGAGCAGGATGAGGATGACGACGATTATGCCGATCTGATTCTCCAGAGCGATGATGATATTGACGAATTAGATTTCCCGAACGGTCTTGATGATGATGATGAAATCATTGATGCCGATGTCGAGCTTGAAAATGTTCGTTACAATGTCTCATTTTATGATGTAAAGAAAGAGTGCATTAAACGTGCAAAACTTGAAATGCGCAAGCACAATAAGATTGGTGCATGGAATGCTCTCGTTCGCGGTGCAAAAAGCATTGAGTGCTAATTATTTGCATTGTGCTAAAAAATAAAGAGCCAGAAATTTCTGGCTCTTTTTTTTTGTTTATTATTTTCTATGCTATTTGAATTCAAAAAAAGCCAGTCGCTTTCGCAACTGGCTTAAATTTTTTATTCACCGCCATTATCAATGATGTATTGGCTTGGACATACATAGAATGTGTATGTGCTGAATGTCGTGACGGATGGAACGTCGCCTCCGCCTTCGATATTTGTTCTTAAAACGACAGGCAATGTCACCTTGTTTGGCGATGCCGTGCCATAAGCACGCATGGCAACTTGGTCGATTGAGAATGTAACGTTGCAAGGTGCGTTCTCAACAATGTTTGCAGATGGCTTTAGAACGATAGCTGTCTTTTTGTTATAGCCGTCGCCGAAGAACCAGTTTGCCTCGAACTGAGTGTCATTTAATAGTTCAGTAGCTTCTTGTCCAGACACGGGACTTTTGCTAACGATAATATCTTCTTCTGTGTCAGCAACATCTGAAAGTATAAGGCAAAGTTCTTCACTGTAAGATTTGTTGCCTTTGCTATCGATTTGATAAACGTCTGCATATCTTGCAGTCACAGAAGTGTTTTCCATTAAGATAGGATCGTCAACTATATCCATTGACAGATCATCAGCGATGTTCTTTAAATTGTCTGCTGGGACTGTCTGGGTTGTTGCGCCTTCTGTTGCAATGTGGAGCATAAGGTTATGCGTTGCACCGCCGCCGTTTCCGTCTTCTACGTTGCCAGTTACGACGCCGATTGCAATTTCATTACCTTTACCACCATAAACAACATCAGTTGAAACGATAACCTGTGCGCCACGAAGTGAGTTTTCGTGAGCAACACGGATGATAAACATGGTGTTATCTTCTGCGATAATTTTATCGGCACAGATAAGTGCAATATGATCTGTCGTTGGCTCACCGAAAGTGGAAGCAAGCAAATCTGTTGAATTGATTTGATAGACTTTATTCAGTTCACCTTTAGAAGCAGTGACGCATCCAAGTGCTGCCCAATTGAGTGCAGACGGGACTTTTGATTTGTCAACCACCCTAGAAAAAACATGGGCTGATTCTCTTTGTGTTCGCTCATATATTGCCATAATAAATTCTCCAATTATTTAAATATTGTAAAACAATCAAACGATAGCCATAGGACGATCTATTTGTTATAGATAGAAAGATAGGTTAATAAATTTCTAAAACCATATCATAAGAATCCAATGGATCTTCAACAGTTCCTGCACCGAAGCAAATAATATGTCCATCCATATTTCCAAATTCCGTTTCGATTTCAATGACTCTATACTTGCCAGTCATTCTACCGTTTTCCCAACGATAGCCACCGAGAAAATGAGGATCATCTCCATAATAAACACCAGTGATGGATGGATGTGATTCTCGAATTGCATTGATTAATTCTTTGAAAGCACCCCACGCACCATCATCTTTAAGAATTTTTGATGTTAGTCTTTTCACTTCTGGATTTCTATATATAGCATTTTTGATTTTTCTTAGTTCTCGCTTGTCGTCTTCAAAAAGTTTTTTTCTAATCATATTAACCTCTGTTATATAGTTGTTGAAGTTGGTAATTTATTTTTAGATAGTTTTTTTTTTTTTGCTTTTTGCAATCAAAATACTGTGATATGATTTTTGTAGTTTTGCGTTGCGCTTGTCTATCTAATAAAATTAGCATTATTTTTTTCTTTTGAATAGGGTCGCAAAATATGAGTGCAGAAATTGAATTTAAACTAACTAGCATAGCGAAAACAGATTTAGCAAGCCTTTTAGATGGTGAGACAATTGAAGTTACAAAGGCTTATATTACAAATGCGCAATCGGGCGAGGATATTCCTTATGTGTCAGGATTGTCGGGCACTGTTGTGTTTAATGGTGTAGTGCATGGCGAAGTTCTTTTTGAGAAAGATAACGTAATCTATACAAAAGAAGAATGGGCGGATATGCCAGCGGGTACGATCCCTGACACTGGAATTTTGCATGTTGAATTTTTTGATGATTCAGAAACTTATTACAGCGGCAAAACAGTCGCAATAACATACAGAAAAGAACTTGAGGAGCGTATTCTCTGTTTAGCTACTGTTGAAAGTTCTGCCGATGAGTTGGTTGTAAAACATTTCTCGCCATTATCTTTTGCACTTGATCTTAGATTTGATAATGCAGATAGTGTTTCTTTTGAGAATATAAACTTGTCTTTCCCGCCAGCGACAGAGACACGTCGAGGTTCTGTAAAAGTTGCCAGTAGTGAAGATGTAATGTCAGGTACAGGCACGGGTGTTGTCACTTCACAGAATTTAAATACAAGACTAGGTGACTATGTTACGATAGCTACTACACAAACAATAACAGGTAGTAAGACATTTACATCTGATGTTTTTTTTGGTGGACAGAATTCCTATGTAGGAGGTGATGGCCATTATTTACATTCAATGTGTATTAATGGCAATGTTTCTAGTGAAATAGTTCAATCTTTTGGTAATATAACTTTTCGATTATATAATGGTTCTACATCAATAGATACAATGTCCATAGCTGGTGTTAGTGATAATACAGAATCTCGGATATATTTAAATGCTGATAATACTGTTTTTCCTGAAGGTAAAAGACTATCGTTTGAAAAATATGGTGGATATTATTTAAATTTATATGAAACAATACATCAAGGTGTAGAGGAGGGTCAACCTGTTAGTGTTCCAGATTTAAAAGTTGATATGTCTGGTTTATCAATTAGTGAACAAAGCAGGTTTATTATTAGTTCTGCAATGGTTGATGTGGCTTATTTTGATTCAGAAGGTTTAACTATTCTAGCTGGTAAAAGAATTTCAACACCAACAATAAATACAACACATGTTGTATTTGGAAAATATACATATAGTGGGCAAACATATGATGTTGCTCTTTATAAAGAAAATAATAGTAGTAATAATATAGCATCTACATCTAATATAATTCCAGAAGATAATGACATGTATAATCTTGGAGAACCAGTAAGAAAATGGGATACAATATATTGTAATAATATTGGAAGTTTATCTGTTCCTGTTACTAATATTTATGGTTCATTAAAAGGTAATGCTGATACAGCAACTACAGCAGAAACTGCGAAATATTTAACTTATTTCCCATCTTCTGGAACATCTACGAATTTAATATATGCTGCATCAACAACGAGTATATTGCCTATTGGTACTTCTGGTAACATAGATTTAGGTAGTAATAGTGCTAAATTTAATTCAATATACGCAAATTTTTTTACAGGTTTAGCCAGTTTATCTTCTGAATCTTTTATGTTGAGTACGATCAATGCTTACTTATCTACACCAGCAAGAAAAGAGGTTGTTGGAGTACAGGCTACTAGTTCAGTAATTTATAATTTAATTCCTGCAATCAAACTATCAGAAAATAATGTAACTACAAATTTAGGAAGTTCTTCATATAAATGGGATCGTTTATATTGCAACTATATAGGTGATGATTCTAATAAAGTTACTACTATTTATGCTGATGACATAAAAGGACGTATTCCAACTAATACAGATTCTAGTAGTTCTTCCGCGTCGTATTTTCCTAAAGGTTCAATTTTTTTAGCTATAGTTTTTGTTCGTGACATGGAAGGTAGCCCTGTTAGTTTTCATAGCGGTTATTATTTAGATTTAACAACGTCAACACTATATAGCAACAGATTAGTTGATATTTATGAGGCAATTTCTTGCCAATCAGGTGAAGCAGATGTAGGGTCTTGTTTTAAAAAAGGTAGAAATTTGACTAATCTTAGATTAGGATTTAAATTTTTGTGTGGATTAGAAGGTACAGATTACATGGCAGGTGAAGATTATTTTTTGGCTTTAGTTATGGTGTATTAAGCATGTAGGAGCTACATTATGTCACAAAAAAATGTAAGAACAATTGTTGCTTTTGCTGATAATGCGCATAAGCATTCAGTGCCAGATCTTGTGTTATATATTAACACGGATACGAAAAAACTTTGCTTTAACAAAAATGGTGATATATATATAGTTGACTGTAATTATCAGTCGGAAGAAAGTGTACCGCAGGCGGAGCCTGGTATGTAGATTCGTCATAATAATATAAGGAGAAATAACCATGTCAGACCCATCATTTGTCGTCAAAGAGCGTAAAGATTATTTAAAACTCAAACAAATGGAAACATGGAAATCAGATTCTTCTGGTAAAATGCCAAACCATACAGAAGTTATTCAGTTCGACACCATTGAATATAACAAACCAGTTGAGCGTAAAAACACAGAAGAAAAGAAATAGTGAGTGGCGGCGATGATGCCGCCATTTTTTTTAGTGCGAAAAAAATAAGATTCTATCTAATCAAAAGTGTGTTATATTGGTTTTGTGTTTTTATGAACACTTTTTTTAAAGGATAGAGCTATGAGCGCACTAAAAGGTTTTATAACAAATTTAGGTCTATATAACGAAGGTGATCTTGTTGGTGAATGGATTGAGTTTCCGATCTCCGATGAGGAATTAGAAGCTGTAAAGAAAAGAATCGGTATTGACGAAAATCACGAAGAATGGTTCTTTACAGATTATGAAAGTGATTTTGATGTTACTGATTCATTAGGTGAATATGAATCAATTGACCATCTTAATGAGATTGCTGAAGCACTTAATTCAATTGAAGAAGATGGTATGAAAGAAGCTGTTGACGCTGTAATCAGTGAAGGCTATGACGTATTAGATGCTATTGAGAAAGTATCTAATGGAGATGTCATTATGTTTGATGACATATATAACGATATGTCAAACGAGGAAGAATCTATCGGATATTACTTTGTTGATGCCGTTGGCGGTGTTGAAGAACTCGATAAAAAAACTCGTGAAATGTATATTGATTATGCTGCATTAGGTCGTGATGTTCGTCTTGAATATTATCAAGCGGACGAGGAAGATCCAGAGACAGCAGGCGAATATTGGTGTGGTGACGAGAATGCTTCTGATGAAGAAATCGGTGAAACGATTGTCGATGAATTAGGTTTCGACGGTATTTCAAACCCTGAATATTATTTTGATTATGAAGGGTATGGACGTGATATTGAAATGAGTGGGCATTTCGTTTTTCACAATGGTAAAATTTTTGAAATCATTGAATAACATATTTAGTTTATAATTGAGCGATCCTTGTGAATAACAAAGAGACAAAAGGAGTAGAGTAATGATTAAGCGTACAAACAAAAAAAATAGCAATCGTAAAATAATTTCAGAAATGATTAAGCGTCGTCGCGTCATCAAAGAACAGGAAGATCGCAAAGAGATCAATACAATGCAGGAATTGGTGGCTTATCTTGACGACGAATTTCATCTTGTAGATCATGCAGACGATCTTGAAGGTTTAGATTCTTGGTCTTCTGAACTTGAAACGGGCGGTATTGCTAATCTAAAGATTAACGCACATACTGATGATGATGGTGTAGTTTGGTTTGGTTGTGATTATGTCAAACAGGGAATGTTTGATGCTGACACAGAATGGGCTAATGATATTCTCAGATATAATGGAGTCTCTGATGGTGACAGAGTATCAGAAGACGATATTAGAGATATGGTTGCAGAAGCTGTTGATGACATGTTAAGAAGTGATGACAGCTATTTTGAAGGATTCTCGAAAGATGTGAAACTTCCTTGCAGCAAAAGAGCTATTGATAATGAGATTCGTAGAGGTGAAGATTATATTGATGAGATAGCAGAAAGGTGTGAAGGTGATCTCATTCATGAGATCGAAGAACTTTGTAGAGAAAGTGGTATTTTGTCTGAAAACAAAAAGACTAGAAATCGTAAAGCATTAAAAGAAGCAAGTGTACAGAGTTTTACAGACTGGGAGTATCCTGTACTTAAAGATGTTATGAGTACATTTAAAGATGATATTCAATGGGCTTTGTCACGTGCATTGTATAGCATGAAATCAAATTTGCCACGTCTTGAATCTGATAATGAATCAGAAGTTCTTCGTGCATTAGCTGACATTCTTGATAAAGCAGATGACATGAACAAGGTCAAGAAAGCATTAAAGCGTACATCTTTAGGTCAGAGAATGTGGTAATTATACATTTTATTATTGTTTAAGCCTAGCCTAGTGCTAGGCTTTTTTTTTAGATTTTTGGCTTCCACAAGAACGACCATTTAAGCTGTCGCCGTAAGCGGTTGTCTTCTCGTATTAAATCAGTTGGCAATGTCGGATGTTGATTGTCGAATATTTGATTAACAAGTTTTGAAAGCTGCTGAAATAGAATGCGCTTGTATGTGTCTATCGTTCCGTCGCACTCTAAAATATGCACATATTTTTTGTCATATGTTGAATTGCAACGGCAAATACGACCAATAGACTGCTCTGCGTCAGCTTGTGAAAATGGAACATTGTAGAGGATGATGTGATTTACTGCTTGCAGGTTTATTGATACGCAGCCAGCGCGAGTGATGATGCAAACATCCCGTCGTGTTAATGCTTTTTCAATCTTAATGCGTTCTGGAACTTTGATTTCACCAGAAATGACATATATGTTGTTTATATTTAGTTCGTCTTTGTAAAGTTCCATCAATTCTGATATTCGTTTTACAGTTTCTTTGTAGTCAGCATAAATAATCGCACCCTCGTCTTTGTATGTGATTGTTTTTAACAGTTTCATCAATTCTTTTTCTTTGTTGCATGTATAAGAGAAAGGGTCTGTTGTGAGACCGTCAACGATGTTTTGTAATTTTACGAGGCGAGCAGAATGTTGGACTTTATCCTCATCTTTGACTTCACTTTCTTTGAAGTGTTCAAAACCTTCTTTAAGACCTTTTGTAGCTACAATATATTCATCTCGCAGTTCGTTATCTAAATTGAATTTGATATAATCATAAGTTAAATCATAGACGATACTACCTAAGATTGTATTCTTCATTATTGGTTCTCGCAGTTCGTCAAGGTTTTTATATCCGACGCACTGTGTTATTTTTCTTTGAACTTTGAATGGTGGTTTATTAGGATATTTTGAACGCTTCATGACAGTGATTTCTTTTTCTTCAAGCACGCAGTAGTGATATTGGAATCGAAACCAGTCATCGAATGGCTTTTCATTGTTTATGAAATTGTAGACAAAGAATAGAGAGTCAATCGAGTTTAATAGCGGCGATGCAGTTAGCAGATATTTTCGTCTGTAAACTTCTTTGCAGTCATAAATTGTTCTATATCTTAATGTTTTCGGTGAAGTCATTACTGTGTGAGCTTCATCAATCACTAAGTTTATATTGTCAGTCTCTTTCCTTAGTGCTGCAATAAAGTCTGCATAAAAGAATTGCTTTTCTTTGCGTTCTGTTTTCTCAAGTTGCGGTTGTTCGATAAGAATATATGGCTGATCTGTATAAGCATATTTCTTGTTTACATCCGTACCAATGATTGCGAACGGTGCGGAAATCTTTGTTTCAAATTCTTTAATGAAAACTGAACGTGCAGATTTCGGAATGATGACAATGAATTTTGCGTCTGGTTCTGATTCTCTTATTGCCTCGCATGTCGATAGCACAACGAGCGTTTTGCCAAGCCCGCATGAAAAAGCTAACAGGATGCTATCTGTATTATACATCCTGTCACATGCTTCGAGTTGAATGTCTTTTAATTTTATTTCTGGATTCTTAATGTATTTTTGAAAGTTGATCATTGTTTGTTAGTCTGCAAAAGAAATTATCTGTGTGATAAAAGGTTTTGTTGCGTCGCCATTTAAAAATATAACAGCAACACGGTCGCCAGCTTTTATGAATGTTTCGTCTTTTCGCCAATCTTGTTTTATTGCATTGAATGGCCACAAGCCAGATACGATTGGCTGTTGAAGGAATTTGTCTTTGTCTGTCTGGATTGTTGACCCCATCTTGTCATAATTGCCAGTGAATTTATAGACGGCAGGATTTACCATTGTTGTCGGTGGCGTGGGCGTCGCCGTTCCAGAGACAGTGCAGCCTGCTATTGGTGGGACGAGAACACCAGCACCCGCAACAACACAAGTACTTAGTGGAATCGTTGGCGATGTCGTTTGAAAATCGTTTCCATTGACAGACAGCTTTCCCCAGAATGGTGATTCTTTGATTGTAGAGTAATATTCTGCTGGCTTTTCCCATGCCATGCACCAAGCCATTATTTCGGCTGAGACGATTGCTGTTAGCGTTTCCGCAGTCTCGCCTAGGTGATAGGGTATGGAAATTTCTGCTGTCTTAAAATCGTCTGCAATACTTGCAATCCATGCTTCCATGACAGG